CATATTTAAAGAAGAGTGGTTTGAGAAATCTGAAGAGCCAGAAGAAGGATCATATGTCATAGCTGTAGACCCTGCTGGATTTGAGTCTATAGAAAAGGAAAGGAATTTAAAAAGATCGAGATTAGACGAAACGGCTATTGCGATTGTCAAGATAGATCGTGATAAGTGGTGGGTCAAAGACATACTACATGGTCGTTGGAATGTAAAAGAAACTGCCAAAAAAATTCTTTCATCTGCGATGAAGGTAGAAGCAGCTACTGTAGGGATCGAAACAGGGTCGTTGCGAAACGCTATATTACCTTACTTGGAAGATGAAATGCGTGTTGCTGGACGATGGGTAACAATTGTTGAATTACGCCACGGTGGAAAAAAGAAAACAGAACGCATAACTTGGGCCTTACAAGGTCGAATGGAACATGGCCAGGTTAGCTTTAATGATAAAAAAGATTGGAAAGAGTTTTTAGGTCAATTAAATGACTTTCCAAATCACTTAGCACATGACGATCAACTTGATGCTTTGGCCTATATAGACCAGGTATCAGTAGCAGACTTTGCACACTCTATTGAATTGGCAGATGATTGGGAGGCACTAGATGATGTCGCTGGATATTAAAGACATATTTGAAGAAGATATGACTGAGCAAGAAATGATAGAGTTGCTGCAATATAGTGCAGATGACACAACTTTAGCAGAAAGATACATTGTTGCTTGTCAGATTATTAGTAACTTAACAAAAGATATACCTGAAGATATAACAGAAAGAGAAGAAATGGTTGATTTAACAATTTGCAAAATGTTAGTAGATGGTTTAATTGCAGTTGAAGAAGTAAATCGGTCAATACACTAAATGATAACGATTATCACTTGCAATTGAGAATAATAACTGTTAAAATCGGCTACTATTACTAGAGGTCTGCATGAAATAATATGAATAATCAAGAAAATAAATATCAAGCATTAGCAAGTTGGTTAAATTATCGTCTTGACGGGTGGAGAACTCACAGAAATATTAATTACATTCCTATGTGGGATGAATATTACAGATTGTGGAGAGGCATTTGGTCTGCTGGAGATAAAACAAGAGCAAATGAACGATCAAAACTTATATCACCTGCGTTACAACAAGCGGTTGAGTCATCTGTTGCCGAACTCGAGGAAGCAACATTTGGCAGGGGAAAATGGTTCGATATACAGGATGATTATTTAGACCAGGATCCTAGTGATGCTGAATATGTGCGAAACTTATTGCAAGAAGATCTAGAAAAAACTGGCTGTAAAGATGCTATATGCGAAGTTTTTCTTAATAGTGCCATCTATGGAACAGGTGTTGGCAAAATTGTAGTCAAACAAACAATAGAAAGGGCCCCAGCAGAAAAGCAAATTGATGGAACAATGGCTACAACTCGTACTGTAGTCGAATATCCTGCTATTGATGTTCATGTGGAGCCTATATCACCTAAAGAATTTCTTATTGATCCATCAGCCAACTCAATTGACGATGCTTTAGGCGTTGCTCACGAAGTTATTAAACCTAGATACCATGTTGTTGAAGGTATACGCTCTGGTATTTATAGAGATGTGCCTTTAGATGGTGATTATGACACAGTAAAGTTTGGTTACGACCCAGAAACAAAACAAGCAGACGAATCTGACTCTGTTAAGATTTGCGAGTACTGGGGATTGGTTCCAAAACGCTTTTTAAAAGAAAATGCAGACAAAGATGACTTTGAATATGACAAATCTAACGCTAATGAGTTAGTTGAGGCTGTTGTTACCATGTGTAACGATCAACATATTTTAAGAGTTGAAGAAAATGCGTTTATGATGAACGATAGACCATTTATTTCTTATCAACACGACATCGTACCAAACAAGTTCTGGGGTAGGGGGGTTTGTGAGAAGGGCTATAATCCACAAAAAGCTCTAGATGCTGAAATGAGAGCAAGAATTGACTCTTTGGCTTTAACTACTACGCCAATGATGGCCGCAGATGCGAGTAGATTGCCAAGAGGCGTAAAGTTTGAAGTGAGAGCAGGAAAAACTGTCTTGACCAATGGTAATCCTAGAGATGCTATCATGCCGCTCGACATGGGTACAACAGATCCTAATACATTTAATCAGGTTGCCTCACTTCAAAACATGATACAAATGGGAACTGGCTCTGCTGACAGTGCTTCACAAGGTGGAGATACTGCTAGTGGCATGTCAATGATGCAAAGTGCTGCAATTAAACGACAAAAGCGTACTTTAATGAATTTCCAAAACACATTCCTTATACCTTTAATAAACAAGGCAATGTGGAGAAAGATACAGTTTGATGTAGACAGATACCCTGTTAACGATTATAAATTTATTCCGTATTCAACGATGGGCATTATGGCTAAAGAGTTAGAAATGACTCAAATGGTGCAAATGTTACAAACCATACCGCAAGATTCACCAGCTTTTGATATTATTTTATTAGCATTATTTCAAAACTCGTCAATACATAACAGAGATCAAATTGTTAATGCCTTAATGCAAGGTGAAGAGCCAGACCCACAAATGGAACAAATGCAACAAATGGGTATGCAGCTTGAAATGCAGCAATTACAAGCCAATGTACAAAAGACTTTGGCTGAAGCTAAAGAAGAGGAAGCAAAGGCTATTGCACATCAAGCAGATGCAATGAATAAACAACCAAATGATATAGATTTGCAAGAAAAAATACTTAAATTGCAAAAAGATTCTATAGCAATTGAAAAAGGTATTGCAGATATTGAGAATATGCGTTCTGAAACTGCTAGAAACATTCCAGAAGTAGAACATTTACAATCTGAAACAATACTTAACCTAGCAAAAGCTAGGGAAGCAGGAAAAAAAGTTAATTTATCTAACACAGTACAGTAAAAATGGTTAAAACCGATGAAAAGTTCTTGGTTGATAGACTAGGAATGACTGAAACAGAAGGCTGGTTAGATTTAATAGCAGATTTAAAGAATTTAGAAGAAAGTATTGGTAATGTAGACAATATTGATTCTGAAAAAGACCTTTGGATAATCAAAGGTCAGTTGCGTATTTTAAATTTTATTGTAAATTTAGAAAATGCGACAAACCTAGCGTTGGAAGAACTCCAAGACGGAAATTCAACATAATTCAAACTTCACAACCCTGAAGAGGGCGGAGAACACAATGAGTGAAAGTATAGTAGTAGATGAAGCACCCTTACAAGGTGAACCAATAACAGAAACACAGGATGAACAAGTAACACAAGAGGCACAGAATGAGGAAACTCAACAACCTGAACCCGAGATTCCTGCAAAGTATGCTGGTAAATCCATTGAAGATGTTATTAAGATGCAGCAAGAAGCTGAATCACTAATGAGTAGACAAGCCGATGAACTTGGCCAACAACGAAAGTTAGTACAAAGTTTACTTGAAGCACAAAATAAAGCTAATGAAGCTACTCCACCAGAGGAACCTGTAATACAGGAGGAGAACTTCTATGATGATCCAGTTTCGGCTGTGAACAAAGCCATAGAAAACCACCCAGATGTTATAAAGGCCAGAGAAGAAAGAATGGGCAACATGCAAAAGCATAATTTGGAATCCTTAGACAAGGCATACCCAGATTGGCAAAAAACTGTTGCAGATACTTCTTTTCAGAAATTTATTGGTGATAGTGCAACAAGAACAGAAATGTTTCGTAAAGCTGATACAGAATATAGGTCAGATTTAGCAATTGAACTTTTTGATTGGTACTCACAGACTCAAATGTCTGGTGCAACTCAAGAAGCAGTAGCTGAAGAAAAATCTAAAATTCAAAAAGCTATGAAACAAACAAGTTCTGAAAGTAGATCATCGGGAGATTCCGTAGGTGGAAAGAAGGTTTACCGTAGAGCAGATTTAATCAATCTACAGGTAACAGATCCTAACCGATATGCAACACTTGCTGATGAAATTCAGGAAGCGTATGCCGAGGGAAGGGTTAAATAATAATACTATAATAGGAGAAGTAAAATGGCTTTGGGTTCAAACCAAGTAACGACTTCCGTAGCTAATAACTTCATCCCCGA